CTCCACTCTCATCAGCTCATCTATCTGTCCTTGCGTTAAGTCTTCTGGTGATATGGGGTGTCCATGAAATGTCACCAAAGTCGCAAGTATTATTTCTTTAATCATAAATTATCCTCACCACCAGCCAAGTTCAATCTGACTGATTTGTTCCCTTGCAGCATCTACTGCCATTCCATTACCAAACTCTTCTTTCACTGCTTTGATAATATCATCAGTAGTACTAACTTCACTCGTCAACTCACCCGAATCAGTATAGAAATCAAAAACAAATTCCTGTACATCCATCAAGTATGCATTTACTCTTCCCATTATACAATCTCCTCAAAACCCATTGCGGCAACTTTATACTTAGTAGTTCCCATTAACATCTGATCTCCCATAGAGGTAGAACGCATTCCAAACGTCTTACCCTCATACACTGGAAGGTCGGCCATTACAGTGACATTCTCATTATAGTCACCATTCTGCATTGTTACACCATTGTCAGACTCTAGTGTAAATTCTTTGATACTCCACGAACCTTGAACATTATTAGTCCAACGATAAGCATACTCTAAAGCTTGTGTACCAGTTAGGTCACCAACTTCTACCAAAGCAACTGTTCGTGGGGTTTCTTCAAAAGCGGTATGTATTACTGCAACTTGTGTCATAATTTAGTACTCCATTTCATTCTCAACATAGCTATAATATCAAACTGTCAATAGATTGTCAATAGGTTTTACAAAATATTTGCATCCCAAACAATCTGAGCAAGTTTTCCTTCCAATCGGTATGCCTCTTTTTCCCAAGGCAAGTCCCAATAACCAACTGAATCCGATACAGTGGTTTTCTTCCAACGTCTGTCTATAGCGTCACCAGACATCTCATTACGAGCATACTGCTTAGCGTGTACCATCTCATGGCACAGGGCAGTCACAAAATCTTTCAAAGGCAAGTCTTTACTAATCTCAATATCAAACTGTCGATTGGTATCTTCCATCATACAGTAACCTATTGCATCATCATTGAACTTACGAATGCGAACTGTAATCTCTAAAGTCTTCATTCGGGGCATCAATTCAGTAATCATCTGACATACTGTTTTGAAAGCAACTTCTTTCTGAAACTTTGTACCGCCTCTGACATCAACTAAATTCATATTCACCTCTATTTCTCTATCTTATGTAGCCATTATACCTGTTATGATAACAAATGTCAAGCACTTTCGCCAAAAAAAATCCCTGTAAAAACAGGGACTTAGAAATTATTTTCAATTATTTTTAAAATCATGCAGAAATATCTACATGTTTACCGACTTCTCTGGGAGATTCTACTGATTCGCCTCTAGCATTATATGTGGTGTAGGTTGTCTCCGTTACCCTGATTGGGCCATCCCCTACCTGAGTATGTTTTACTACAGTTGTAGCTATACTATCCCCTACAGGATATTTTCTTGTGTAGTTACTCACTACTTGTACTGGTAGAATTGGTGTTATTTCTGACATAGGTTCTTCCTTACGGCGGCGGCATCCCCTCACAGTGTGTAAGAGAGAGAAAGGAGCAAAGGGATGCCGCCGAGACACGCTGGTTAATCTAGGAGTTCTCCTAGCGTTGCAGGCCCAGCTATTCCATCTGCAACTAACCCATTGGCGGATTGCCATTCTTTTAAGGCACGTTCAGTGCCTGGGCCGAAGTCACCGTCTGCTGTGATACCTAATGCTTCTTGCATCATCACAACACCAACTGACTTCATACCTCTTCGTAGTACACCAATATCTTCTGGTGAAGGTTCTTCCACAAACTCATCTTCTGATTCGTGTTCTGAAACATCACTACCCAACATGTGTAGTGCTTCTTTCCAGTGATGGATACGGTCTTCCAGACCAATATAACCACCATTGATACGTTTAGTCATTGTTTTGATATCACCACTATCTGCATAACGGTTCAATCCATTCTTATTCCAGTACCAGATGGCGGACATGAGAGCGACCTCTTTATCTTCTGAAACCTTGTCTGGATTGTCAACAACGTCAACATCCATGTCGGAGGCAAATGCACTATAGTTTGCTTTACCTGTCAACTGGATTGGGCCTCTGCCACGATACTTCCATCCATCACCAGATTCAGTATCCCCATTCGACATACGGTTAGCATAGACTACGTTAGCAATCTTTTCTGGTTGTCTGTGATATGGTTCTGAATCTCTGGCGGCACGTTTGAAGTACTTGCCGAAGATTGCATCCAGCGCCTTGGCACTGTAGTTAAGGTTTTCAGAGAACACTCTCCAACCACCACTCTCATGTCCACACTGAGCTATGAAAGATGCAATACGTTCTGGTGTATTGATTTCATATTTCGGGAAGACTTCGTTCATTGCATCTACCCATCCATCTGGGTCTTTGCAATTAGGAAATAGTTCTTTGAACTGACTTGCTGTCAACATTGTTATTGACTCCTTTGATAATTGTCATTCCATCCAAAAGCTTCTTTCACTACATTGTCTGAAAGTCCTTTGAATACCTTATGTAAGGATTTGTCTTTTGCGGCGATGACTAGTTCTGCCTCTGAAATATGCAAACCTTCAAGCATCTGAATGAACATATTTTCTTTCTTAAACGTAGGAAGAGCGTTGTTACCACCTTTGATAAAGTGATAAAGTTTTCTAGACTCTCTACGCAAGACAGTATGTTCAGTACCTTCTTCTGCTTCGTTTGCTTTGTATGGTACTTCCCCTGTAGGGATTTCCCATTCGATTGCTGGGTCAAAAGAAGACTTGATAACCATTCTCAAGGCATCACAATCGTGTTCCTTTAGAATTTCAATCTTCTTGCCCTTCGTCTTTGCATTGTGTACTTTCTTTAATACCTCAGAAAGTAGAGGTGTGTATGTTGATTTACTCATAATCAAAAGTCTCCGATATCATTCATAAGATTTCTCAATCTCTTATTTATAAAGTAATTTAGTAGTTTACTCCTGTCACCTTCTGGCGGTTTTCTATATTCTTCTAGAATCTTGTCAGTCAGGTCTTGTGGAATACACTCCAAATCAATTAGCGTTTTGTTTCGTTGATAGTTACGCATCATCTCTTCATTGAAAACATCTTCTGGTTCATTCTCAATCCAACCAGCAATCTTTTTCTTAGACATAGGTTTCTGTCGCAACTCATCTACGAATGTATTGTCGGGCGATAAGAAGTTTGGAATACCATCACTCCTATCACCCTTTAACACATGTTCCTTAATATATATAGTCGGGTCAACTCCATTGACAAACTTCTTGAGTACAGGACTGTACTGCTGAACAAAGTTGTGTTTTTGTAGCTGGATGAAGTCTTTATCACCAGACAATATTAAGATGTGTTCAAACTCGTTTGGAGTTTTTGAAATGTGTTTACAAACTACAGCGATACAATCATCTGCTTCTGCACCTTCCACTTCAAGAACTTTGTAGGGGAAAGTCTCACGAATCTCATCACGAATACGATTAAGTGTTTCAAAGATTGTGTTCCAATCTAAATCAGACTTAGCCCTATCCTTCTTTCGGTTCGATTTGTAGTTGGGGAAGTATTCTCTTCTCCAATACTTTTTGCTATCATAACAAAGTACAAGTTCACCAAATGCTTCCGAAAACTTTGAACGGTACATCCGTAAAGAATTCAAAACCATATGCCTCACCAAGTCTTCATCGACTTGCTTGTTCTTTGTAGAGTTTATTTGTACCATCAAATTACTGATGGTTACTTGGTTCATATCTACTAGAATCATAATTTTCTCACTTATTTTATCATACTATTATATAGGATACATAACCAAATGTCAATAGATTTTTGGTCGGAGTATAAGGATTTGAACCTTAGACCTCTGCGTCCCAAACGCAGCGCACTACCAGACTGTGCTATACTCCGTCAATAATGGCTGGAACGATAGGATTCGAACCTATAATCTGCACTACCAAAAAGTGATGCATTACCGTTATGCTACGTTCCAAAACTGGAGCTCCTTGTCGGAATCGAACCAACGACCTACTGATTACAAATCAGTTGCTCTGCCTGCTGAGCTAAAGGAGCGATAACTTACTCTGGTTGAACACCATTCTCTTTAAGGTATTCTATAATCGCTAGACGATCTTTTTCTTTCTTTACCTTAACTCGCATCTTAGTGCCTTTCACCAATTTCTTAGAATCAGTTAACCACAAGTCCATAAGAGACTCATCCCATCCTTCTGGGAATGATGTTCCCCACTCTGAGAATTTCTTACTATATTTGAAACCCTCTGACTTTGCAATACCACGGTTCATAATATTCCATAGGTTAGGCCCATTCTTATTCTTACCGCCTTCATCAATGGAATGACAACTCGCACATTTCTTAAATGCACGTTCACCATCTGCACTAGCAAAGTTAGCAAACAGTGCTGCAACTCCTGCCAGAATTAAACTATTCTTCATCATCTTTTTCTCCAAATCCTTCTGATACGTCTTTAATCATATCAAGGTTAATATCTAATGTACTGCTTCCATCCTCTTCTTCAATGTATGCAGTGAACATCTTAGTGAAGTCCTGTAGTGGGTGATTAAGTTCACCATCTCTATATATCATGCTCTTCACCAACTCAATTAAGAATGATGTATCTCTGAGAAAGTCTGGTTGGTCTACATCTATTCCATTCTCAGCCATATTGTGTATCATGTTTACAACAAGTCCTTCAGTCAAATTCTCAGTGAAAAGCATATGTTCACGAACTTGAGCG